TAGATAATTGTGTAAAAGGTATAAATAACTTCTTAAGTAATAAAGTATTTTCTTCAGTAGAAACAAAACTAGAGTCTTCTTTAATAGATATATAAGGAATAAATTTTTTATCTAGTTCTATAGAATCTTTAATTTTAAAATCAAAATCTTCATCTGTGTAAAACAAGTATGATTCACCTTCATCATACCCAGAATATCCATTATTAAATGTACATACTACATGGTTTACATCAGTACTAGGTATAACAAATTCTAAGGTATTTATTTTATTTGTAACAAAATCTAATTTGTATGAAACTCTTATTATAGAAGGGTTATTTATATCAACATCTACTTTAATAATTTTATGTAACTGTCTATTATCCATCCATCCAGGGTATATTTGACGTAATGTAGGATGTCCTAATATATGTAATAAGTATTTATTAGCATAAAACATAGCATCTGGTTTAGAATAAATAACACTATTTACTTTTGGCTCAAGAGATTCATCTCTATTTTTAGGTATAAGTTCTAAAACTAAATTATAAAAAGACGTATTTATAGCATAAGCATACTGCTCTCTAGCAGGATCTCCATAATCTAATGCATAGTATGAAATTCTATCAGCTATAACCTGATTTCTGAATTCGTTTGCCCATGTAATACCATCGGTAAATCCAACTAATCCTGCTGATATAGTCATTTGTAGAAAATTTGCATAAGCAAAATATACAGTAATAATGCTATTAGGCACACTTATTTGAAAAGGAATACTATATTTAATAACTAAGTGATTATATTCTTTAATTAATCTATCTAATTCAATCTGCTGTAATCTAATAACATCCTTAGATTTATTTATAAGCTTATTTTTATTTAAGGTATTTAAACTAGATTTTAGTGATAAAAACTTATTATCTATAACAGCTTGGTCTATATAATATTCTAAGGGAAATAATGTCTTATTTTGAAAAATAAGATAATTATTAAGTGATATACTATTAGTATAATACTCCTCTAAACTATTCGAATATAAGATAATAGCTAAAGTATGTGTTAAATTTAATTTAGTTATAATTGATGTAGTAGAGTTTATAGCAGTAATATAATCTTGTTTGGTTTGAAATAAGATTTCACCAATTCTAGTTATTTGATATATAACTTTATCTAGTAAAGATTCTAAATAAGTTTGTTTAGATAAGTTAATAAGGTTAAACGCAATTTGTAAATTACTTGCATTTTCTTCTAAAATATTATGATATATTTCTTTAGTAGATTTATTAGTTAAAATTAAAGTATGTACTTTAGATATATCAGTTTCATTTAATTCAAGAAATAGTTGTAAATCATCATTTTCTTTTTGAATACATTCTTCTAGTGCTTTTATAGATTCTGATATATCTTTCGCAGTTGTAGGATTACCTTCTTCTACTATTTTAAATAGGATATTGTGAAGTTTACTTATAAAATCTTCTCTATAATTTATTAAACTCTTATCCCCATATATTCCATTTGCAAGCCCATTAAAGGAAGAATATTTATACTCCTCTTTATTTCTAGTTATTAATGATAAAAAACTAGAATTAATCTCAGAAAGTTCATTTGCTATTTTTACTTTAATATCTGATTCTAGTCTAGCAATATCTACTATTCCTTTTGTAATTGATACTTTACTTAGGTCTTCAGAATTACTAAATGCGCTATATACCTTTTTAGTGTAAGAATTATTTCTGGTATGAAGAATACTTTCTGTACTATTAAAACCTCTATTAGCTTTTGAAATAGAATCTTGAACAGTATTTGCTTTATCACATAAAGATATAGAAGTTAACTTAGAAACAGTCATTATACAAACGTAGTAATGTCTACTGTATCATTTGCAGCAGCTATTGCATCAGATGCTGCACTAGAGCATGCTCCAGCATCAAATGCAGATTCCAAGTCTAAAGAATGTGCTATAGCTGTATTATATGAACCTGTCATTACTGAACATATTTCAGCTAAAGCCCTTCCTCTCAATGCTCCTTGTTCAGCAGCAGTTTTATATGCTTGTGCTCTATTCAATTCAGCTTGAGTTCCTTTAACTTTAACATCCATAGCTTTACCAGCAACATCTTCTTTCATAGCTTTAATTTGTTCAGTAATTAATTCAGTTTGTTTACCTAAATTAGTTCCTTCAATAATTAAATTTAATCTTTGTTGTTCAAGTAAAGCTAATTCTTTTTCTAATTTATCATTTTCTCTTAATAAATGAATTATCTGTGCATCCATTAATTGAGATTGTTTAGGAATTAAACTTGTTTCACCTATTAATTTTAATATTTGTTGATCAATTAAATTACCCTGTTTAGGTATATTTAATGCTTCTAAAGCTGTATTATCTTTTTGTTGAATGACAAGATTTGCTCCTGCATTCTCTTTAGCTGTTTGAGCTAGTATTAATCTTCTTTGATCTGCACCAAGTAAAAGCTGTACAACTTGTTGTAATGTTGATTCTAAAGCTTGTAAATAAATACTTGTAGCATCTTTAGCTGTAACTTGATTTCGTTCTAATATACCATCTAATTTAGCCTGTATAGACTGCATTATAGGGGTATATAAACACATTACTTCACTAGCATCTACTTGGTGATCCATAATTATTCCTTAGTCAATACTGTGGTTAGCTCTTTGTGTAGCAGCTAATTCTTCTAACTCTTTTTTAGTTAAAGGTTCAAGTTCTACAACATTAAACTCTTTAACCCATTTTTGTTTATTAATTTTCTTACCATTAACAGTTTCTTCATAATGATGTTGATACTGTTTCTCTCTAAGTAAATCAATAATAATTCTTGGTAAGTGCCACGATTCTACGTTGAATGGTACAAATACTTTAATAGTACCAATAAATGAATTACCTGCTTCAAATATCTCACCATCATAAGATTGCTTCATTGGATTAAGACAGTTTACTTTTACTCTGATACGAACATCAGATTCTTTTCTTAATCTAGCTTTCTTTTGTCCTAATGTTTCTTGACCTTTTGGTACTTCAATTTCTTCTACTGCACCACCAGTATATGATTCAATTTTAGCTTTTAATTTCTCTACACCAATATTAGCATGGTATGAAATTCCCATTAAATCAGCTTTTTGTTTAAGGGATTCTAATTCAGTTTTAATACTCATTATATATTCTCATTATTATTTTAGAAGACAACACTTCTATTTCTAGGCAAAGGGAGTAAGCATAACCTACTCCCTGACTTACATTTAATTATTATTTAACACTTTGGTTTTGGTGGACGCTTAGATTTAGCTACCATGATTAACCTCCTATAATTTTAATTTTAAATACACTCTCTAATATTTCTGAAAGAGAATGTAAAACATTAACAATACTTTACACTCATTGCTCAGCTACAGTAAGCATAAGAGCTATACGTTCACTGCGTAAAACCATAAAACCGTACCAAAACTGAATAGATTCAATACCAATTTTACCGTAAGGATCTTGAGTAATACCCATAGCAGCAGGAGAACCTGGTTTATGATGTTGAATATCAAACTTAGAACCTTTACCACCAGTTTTAAACCCAATAGTAGTAAAGGATTTATCTCCAACTACCAACATAGGATATACATCATATTTATTAGCAGTAGATCTATAACCAGCATTATTTGATACAGATGCACCAGCACCAGCCCAATGTAACATCTCTTGAACTACGATAATACGAAAGTTATCAATAGAACCTAACTCGTTTTTCATAATAGTAGTTTGACCGCCATAATGACGAGCTTCAATCAATGCTTGATTACCAAAGTTATCAACCATACGTTTCAGAGTAGGTACTAAAGCAGGAGATACATACATAAATCTAGCAGCATTAATGGTAAGAGTATCTTCCATTCTATCACCAGTGATTACAGTAGTATTCATTGGACAACGATTAGTATCTAAAGATAATGCTAATGCTACAAAGTCATCATAAGTAACAACAGATACTGACCCAGTTTCACCTGAAATAGTAGCTTTACTTACAGCAGAACCGCCGTAACGAATAACACCAGCAGAAGCAAGAATATCCATTTGCAACATATCTTCTACTAACTCATTTGCACCAAAGATCATCTCACGATGAACATGCATATCTAACTCAGCATCAGTATCAAAATCCAAAGAATCTTGTGTATATGTACGCATAAAACCATAGTTAGCAAATGTACCTTCAATCTCAATACGTTTGAAACCAACACGGTTTACTAAACCACCATTCTCAGTAAGAGTAGGTAATTTACCGGTAATATAACCAATGTCTTTAGAACTACCATACAAGTTACCTGAACCTGGTTTAGCAGTGCCTTCAGTAACAGTATACCCAGCAGATAATGCTAGTGCCTTAACTTCAGCATAAGTATCGTTAGGTGCAATAGAACCATCTAAACCTAACAACTCTACTAATTTTTTCCATGCTTTATATCTTGCTCCAGCTAAAGCAACAGCGGTAGAAGAAGCATATCCGACACTTGTAGCTCCTAATGCATCAGCAGCAGCATTAGTGTTATTTACTGCCGGATCAGGATCATTATAAGTTCCAACAGCATTACCTACAATACGAATATCTACCCATTCATTACCTGTTGAATACAAATTTGGATTTGTAATAGTAATAACTCGTTCATTTGTAATTGTTGCACCTGAAGCATCAATACCTTGATCGTTAATGTTTGCATCACTAAGCATAGGAAGCATGTGATACATTTTTAGTTTTCTACCAAAGTTCTTTGGCATCTCTTCTACAGAAGCTAAATTACCAAAGACTGTTTCTTTAGCTGCTTCTTGTAAAACTTTTTTCTTAATAAAGTCAGTTCTTAATTGAGTACCTACAGAAGAGTTACTTCCAGTACCGTAAACTTGACCTGAATCTGGTAAAGCCATGATTTAATTCCTTATTTGAGTAATTTTTTATTTAATCTTTCAAACTCTGCAAACTCTGCATCATTCATAGACAATAGATCTATAGAATCAAGATTAGTTGGTTTAGTTTTAGCAACAGCCTTTGTAGGACTAGCAGCTAATTTCTTTTGTTTAATTTCTAAATCTTCTTGTTTAGTTTGAACTACAGGTTGTGCTATTTCAGTTGTTGGTTTAGTTACTTGGTTTGAGAATAAACCATTCTCTTGCATCCAATTACCAATCTGAATATAAGCATCAATATCTGACATTCCTTTAAGTCTTCCTAATAACTTTTCTTTTTGTAATACAGTATCAATTTGATCATACACTCCATTGTGAACATGTTCATTGAGTGATACTAAATACTCAGGATTATTAGCAATAACTTCTCTACTTTTACTATCCCATTGCTTACTGACAATCTCTACAGTAGATGTAAATTTAGGAGAAGTACTAATACTTTCAATCACATCATCCATTGCTACAGTAGATTCATCAACTTTATAGTTAGTTGGGGTATACTTCAATTCTTCTTCAGTATCAATCTCTAAAGGATTAATACCACTATCTTTTAATAAATGTTTGATTGCATCTGGATTCTTTTTATTTAAATCAATTAAATAGTTTAATCTTTCAGAATCAATACCTTCTTTTTCTAAAGTTTTAATAACACTCTTGTGAGGTTTAAGTGCTACCATCTTCTTTTGATAATCAATACCCATTTGAGCTAAGGTACGAAGTTCATCAATATTATCAATATTAACTTCTCTACCTGAAGCTTTTAATGGAGCTAAAGCAGCTTTATATTGCTCTTCCCAGTTAGTAGTTTGTTCAGTCTTCTCATCACTAACTTCAGACTTATCTTCTTCTTCATCAGTATTTGGTTCAATTGTTTTGACATCTTTCTCAACTACCTCATCAGAAGGCATATCTGCTTTAGCAAATTCTTCATCAGACATAGATAGAAAGTCTTGCTCTTGTACTTCTTCTACAGGAGTGTTTACTTCTAATTCTAAATCTTGTTCACTCATTTAATTATTCCTCTGGATTAGCTAATTCTTGTTCGATCTTTTCTAAATTACTTTCAGCTACAGAACCATTACGTTCAATAGTAATAAAGTATTTATTCAATAAACCAATAGCTTTAAATGCATCATCTACTTGAGGTAAATCTTCACTCATAATAAATGGTCTAGCCTTGGTTAAGTTTACTGGTTCTTTTTCAAAATAACCTATAGTAATTACTTTAATAAAATCTTTATTCTTAAATAATTTAAGTAAAGAATCCTTTAATGCGATTGCTTCTTTAGCTTGTTTTACTTGTTCTTCAATTTCAGTATTCATTAGAATGATACCCATGCAGTTGATGTTACATCACATACAATAATACCTGAGTTAGCTGCAATAACTAAACCAGAGTTATCTACATTATTATTAATTACATCAGTACCTGTTACATATAATTTCTTATCTGAATTAGTAAAGTTTCTTATAAAGAGTAATCTTCCAGAGGCTGTAGCAGCAGGTAATTTAATACCTGTATTAGCACCACCAGCAGTAATTACATGTACTGCTTTAGCTACATTAAGTAATAATGCAGTTGCTTCTGTAGTACCTGTAGCAGTTAAATTAACTTCATCTGAAGTCAATCTTAGTACACCATCTACAGTGGTATTACCTATTACATGTAGTGTTTGTGTAATACTTACAGGTTTAGTAAATACTTTGTTATCTAAAGATTCTTTAAATCTAATGCTTTGTTTCGTTTCTTTACGATTAGTCATATTAATTATCCCTTAACATTTCTTAGGTTTAGTACCAGGTTTCATTGGTGATTTCTTTTTATCATTCATATTATTTATTTCCCGTTGGTTTTGGTTTAGCTTTTAATTGTTCCATAGCAGATATATGGTCAATAACTTTATTTTGTAAATTTTGTTGGTGTTCTAATGATTTACTATTTACATCTAATCCATGTTTAACTTCTTCTAATGCAATATTACCTCTAGCTTGTGATTGAACTACATCTACTGCTCGTTTATGAGCAATACCGGATTCTTGTTCAATAAAATCTAAATTCACTTTATCAGCACTTGCATCTAACATTTTAGCTTTAGCTTGTTCAGTAACTGCTTTAGCTTGTGCCAACATTGCATCACCTTGGCTTTCCATACCCTTACCTTGTTCATTAGCAACTTGAGCTTGTAACAATTGTAACTGTAACTGTTTCATTTGTTGTTCAAATGGATCAGGTTGAGGTACATACCTCTCAATCTTCTTAGCTAATGTAGGCATCTTTCTAAGAGTAGCAATTTCTGCTAACAGCATTTGAGAGAAGTCTTGAGGCATTGTATTACCCATAGTCTGTAACATAAAGCTTAACTCTTGTGCTTTCTGTTCATCAGCTTCAGCAGTACTAATACTTAACTTAATATCAATACTTCCTACTAAATCATCTCTTCTGATGGTTACAAACTCTTCATTAGTAATTCTAACTACTTCTTCTTCAGATAACCATTCAGCATTCATAGCAGTAAACTTTCTACCAATCTGAACAATACCATCAGCTAATCTTCTTAGAATACCTAATTCTCTTTTAGAAGCAGCATCTAATGCTCCTCTAACTCCAGCAGCAACATTACCTAATGAAGTTCCACTTACACCTTGGTTAAATGATTTAACTCCTGTAAGACTCTCAGCTTCCATATTCTGTAAGTCAATCATGTACTGAGCTGATTGAGGAATCTCAGGATAAGTATGCATATAGAATGCATCATTAGGTGTTACACCTGGATTATATTCATAATCCTGTCCTGCATTAAATTTCTTTCTATTGATAGTATCTAAAGCATCTTTACGAGAACCAATCTGACTAGACGCAGATCTTCCCATAATATCAATCATACCTCTCGTTACAGCACCAATAATAGCTTGATTATCTTCTAACAATGCACCATCAGGTTCACCATAAACAGACTTTCTAACAGGTAAATACTGTACTTTTACATAGGGTAATTTTTTATCAGGAAAAGGTAATTCTTCCATTCTAATAATAGTTTCACCAACCCATGTAACTATAATTGGTTTAACTAAACCAGTATTATCAATATCCCAGTATCCACAATACTCATAAGCTATAAACTTCTCTCTTGGCTTATCTTTAAAAGTAAATGAAGTAGAGTCTCTGTACTCAGAATTAGTATGTAAATCGTCAGAAGGAATTAGTATTTCATCTAAATTAAAATATCTCCCTTCAGCTTGTAAATCTGCTAAACATGTTGGAAATCTAAATATAACAAACTTAGCATCATCTAATACACCATAACATGTAGGATCAATAAGTACATCATTATAATCACATACTACTACAGTAGGGTGGTTCTTAATTACTTTGGTTTGTACTTCAGTATGTGAACCACTCTTAATAGCTACAATGGGTAAGATATTCTCTACACTTAACTGTAATGCAGTTTGTTGTTCTACTGGTACAGTTTGATTGTATGTTATTGGATCACTTTGCATTAACTCCTGTAATGCTTGTAACTTACTTAATACAGTAGGATCTTGACTAGGTACATATTGAAAATCATCTACTTCAACTTCAATAGACTCTTCTTCATAGCACCAACCTACTCTACAAATTACAGTACCTTCGTCTACAGCAGTTCTAATATATTCATCTATAAAATCAGTTTTATTTATTTTAGTATTAAACTGATTATTAAGAATTAAACCATTCTGTATAGCAGCTTTCTTATCTTCAAATGTAACAGGATCAGTATTAAATAAATCATCTGTACTTAAGAATGGTTCACTTAATGCAGCATATCTCCATTCTGCTTGCTTACGAATAAGTTTAGGAACTACATTAGATCTTTTATCACCATTCTTTTGTTTAGCTTTACCTTCAACATTTAAGTTATCTAACCAAGTATTAACTTTTTGAACATGAGTATTATGATCAGATTGTGCAGAAGTATAATCCTGCTTAAGTTCATCTAATTTAGGTGGATTGATCCATTTAGCTAATTTAGACTTCTCTACAACTTCTTCTTGTTCATTATCTAAATCTTCTAATTCATCTATCATAATTATGTTTGAGTTGTGTTAATTAAATTAGTCCAAAAATTTACGGTTGATCCTATGAACTCTAAATCATGTCCTGCAAATTCGTATGTAGCAATATCAGGGTTAGATATAAAAGTAATTGAAAAACAGAGTAGCCATCCTGAAG